TGCTTGCGCTCGGGGGAGATGTAGATCTCCTTGCGCGTGGAGGCGGGGGCGTGCTCCTTGCCCGAGCCCACAGCGGGGCCACCGCGCGGGGTGCGCTCCTCGCGGCGGGGGGCGGTGTTTCCAGCCTTGGTGTCAAACTTGTCCGGCAGGCGGCGCTGCACGCGGCGGCGCAGCTCGTCCCAGTAGTCCTCGGAGCGGGGGTCGTAACCGTCCTTGGCCATCGCTTGGTCAATCGCCAGCACGATGGCTGAATCTTCGTCGCGGCCCTGCGGGTCGTACCAATCCAGCTCTTTGAGGAACTCCTTGGCGTAGCCCATCGCCAAGTCATCCACCTGCGGCTGTGCGGGCGGAGCCTGCGTGGCTTGCTGTTTCTGCCACTGGAGCTGCTGGGCGCGCTGCATGGCCTGATCGCGGTAGCGCATGGCCTGCGTGACGTCCTCGCCGTTGCCAGCGGCCACCGCCTTGGCGATGACCTTTTCCGCCATCTCGGCCTCTTGCATCGCGCGCTGGATTTCAGCGTCAAACCCGCGCAGGTCGGACTCGTGGGCGCGCTTCTCTTGTGCGCTCAGGCGGCGCTCAAGGTCGTCGTTGCGCTTGCGCAGGAAGTCCAACTCCACTTTGTCGCGCTTGATGGCCTCGTCGCGGCGCTGCTTGCGCTCGAGCTTTTCAAGGCGGCGGCGCTCGCGAATCGCCTCGCGCTCCTTGGAGTCGGGGTCATCGGGGTCGATGTCGTCTTCGTCAGCGGAGGCAATCCGCTCGTCTTCTTTGTCGTCCTTGTCTTCGTCCGCGACGCCGGTGGGTTCGGGCTCGCGCTTTGCGGGGTCTTCCTCAAGGATGACGATGTCGTCCTTGTCGTCGTCTTTCTCGGTTAGCTTTTCTGCAGCCATGGTGCGTCATCTCCTTCAGATGAATGCTCGGATTGCCAGCGGGTCGCCCTCGACCTTACCGATAATGTCCAAGTCGTTAAAGATTACGAACAGCGCGGATTCGCCGTTCGGCAGGGGCACCTCCCAGCGGTCGCCACCGTACTTGGGCACCCGCACGTAGTCACCCGGGTGCGCCCAGGAGCCCTCGGGCCAAGCCTCAAGGTTGTTGCGGTTGCGGTACGCCACGGGGCCGTGCGAGACCACTCGGGCCACCTGCGTGTTCCACTTCTCGGTGTCAGGCGAGCCGGTGTAAATAATAATACCCCCGGCGGACTTGCGCTTGGGCGTGCGGATTTGTACCAGAACGCGGCTACCGAAGGGCTGAATGCCGGCATCTACTGCCGGAAAAGCCTCCGCCATAGCGTCCTCATAGGTCTGGGTCACTGTCTCTCTCCTCTTTCAGAAGTTGCAAAAGCACATTGATCGCGGCCTCATAACCCGCGATCACTCCTACGCGATGCCCGTACTCAAAAGCATCGCGAGTTTGGGGCTTGCGCAACGCCTCTAGAGCGAAGCTCTGCTGCTCCGCTTTGAGCGCGTTGAGCAAGCGCGTCTCTATGCCGCTCACGCGGGGGTCTTGGGCCCGGGGGCGGTCTTGGGCGCGGCGGGCAGGGTCTGGCCGTTCAGCTTCTCGCCCGCCGCCAGGCGGTGCTTCTGCTTGACGTAGGGGCCAGTCATGGGCACGGTGCCCGGGGTCGGTTTGTCGCTCATTTGGGGTTGCTCCTTGCTAGAGGGTTTAACGGGTGCCCGGGTTGATGCCCGTGCCAGTGCTCACCGCGATTTTCTCGCCGCTCATAATCTCGGCCGCAGCCAGTCTCATAGCGGTGTCGTTGTCGGCGGTGTTCATACGCTCGCGGGAGGCGATTTCGGCGGCGGTGCGCTCGTTTTCGGCCATCTGCCGCACCTCCTCCTGCCGCATACGCTCGGCGCGCTCCTGCTGCCGGTCGGCGGCCTTCTGCGCTTCGGTCTGCTGCTGTAGCGCGAGGCGCTGTTGGTCGGCCTGAGCGCGCTGGGCCAGGGCAGCCTGCTGCACTTGGGCGCCAATTTGCGCCACCTGCAGCGACGAATCCGGCGGCATGGGCGGCTGGGGCTTGAACTGCTCGGCAACCTGGCTGAGCTGGGCCAGCTCGCCCCCAAAGGCGCCGAGTTGCTGCTCAATGAACTGCTGCACCTGCAGAATTACCCCTGCCTGCTGTGCGCCTTCGTCCGCGATGAGCTTCTGGTCCTCGGCCTTCTTCACCGCCTCGTGCGACTCGACCAGGTAGTAGTTCAAAAGGTGGTCGCGCAGGTGGATTGCGATGGGGTACAAGTAGGTTTTCTGTATCGCCGGGTTCATGCCGAACAGCGGGGACTTCAAAAACGCCACGTGTGTGCGAATGTGCGCCATGTGATCCTGCTTGGGCACCACGTAAATAGGCCGACCCATGGCCGCCGCCACGTTCTCGCTGACCGGGTCGACGTCGTCCTTGCCCTGATCGGGCACCAACACGTCGTTGTCAGGAATTTTCATGGCGCGGAGGAACATTTCCTCCACTTTGCGCTGGTCGTACAGCCCGGGCAGCATGGCCGCCCGCTGCATGAGCGCCTGAACCTGGGCAAAACGCTGGGTTTCGCTAAAAATGGACGGATCCGACACCGGAATCACGTCCAGCGGGCCATCAAAGTCCGCCGGTTCTACCTCGAGCCCGTTGTCGTACGCCTCGATTACGTCCTCGGTGAGGTAGGCGCTGTTAATCCGGTGCAGAATCTTGAAGACCCGCGCCATCGAGTTGTGCAACCGGCTGTGAATGGAGGAAAACACCACCATTCCCTGCTCGATGAGCGCCATCGTGGTGCCCACGGGCTGGTTGGGGTTGGCCTCGGACAGCTTTTCAAACGAGGTCTGCACCACCCCTTTGCCCGCATCGACCAGGAAGCCCAACAGCTGGAACAACACCGCGCTCGGCGGGTTAAAAGGCATGGGCATCGCCAGCTTGCGGATGTCATCAATCATCGCGCCGCCGTCAATCTCGGCCACCTCAGTCGGCTGCACGTTGATAGTTTGGCCGTTGGGGCCGCCTTTCAACTTGAGCAGCGTCGGGATGTTCTGAATGTGTGCCGAATCGAGCAGTGCGCGCAGCGCCCCGGTGGCCGCGCCGCTCAGCCCGCCAATCATGTGCGTGAGGCCGATGGGGTACGCGCCACGCCAGGGCACGAACGGGAACTCGACAATCCAGTCCAGCTCGCGGCGGTGCTCGTCGTCGGGCTCCCAGTTGCGGTACAGGCTCAGGGCCATGCCCGAGCTCTTGTCAATGGAGAGGATGTAGGGCTCAACGCCATCGCCAAAGTCGAGGTAGGTGTAGACCTCGAACACCGTGCGGAGTCCGTCCTCGTTGTAGGTGGTGTCCTTGCGGCCCTCAATCTTGTTGTTGGCCTGCGACGACTTGCTGAACTCGGGCTCCTCCGGCTGGCCGATGTCCGCATCGCGGTACATACCCGCCTTGACGCGCCGGTTGTACTCGAACTTGGTAATGTACTGGACGTGGGTCTTGCGCTCGGCGGAGTAGAAGTTGGTCGCCGCAAAGGGCAGGTAGATGTCATCAATGGCGATGAACTCGCTGCACGGGCGCTTCCACTGCGGGTTCCACATGAGCTTGAGGTACTGCCCGCCACCCAGCGGCAGCTGCGTGCTCAGCTGCTCCAGCTCGGCGCGGAACTCGGGCATCTGCTCGGTGCACTGCCAGTTCATGAAGTCGGCCTTGCGCGTGGCCTTCTCCACCTTCTCCTTGTCGTGCTCGCCGAGGATCTTGGACTTGACGGGGCCGGTGGGCGGGAAGACCTCCTTCATGAACCGGGCGGAGAAGTCCACGCATGCCTCCACGAGCATGGGGTGCACCACCTTGTTGGCGCCGGTGAACTGCGCCCCGCCCGGCGCATCGTCGCCCAGGCCCGTGCGGCGCAGTCCCTCTTCGTACTGCTTGTCGCGCTTCTCGCGGGCTTCCTTGTCCTTGTCAATTTTGTCCAGCAGGTCCTGCACCGCCTCCTTGAGCATCGGTTGATCCACCTCGTCAACGATGTTGGCAAAGTGCTCCTGCTGGCGCGCGGCGTTCTCCTCGTTCTTAAGGCGGATGACCGCGCCACCGTCCTCGGTGTCCTCCACCTCGGGCGCTTCGTCCTCGACCTCGAGCAGTTCGCCTTGCAGCGCGGCTTCTTTATCGTCGTCGTTCAAGTCAGGCATGGAATTCCTCTCTCATTTGGGCCACGAGCTGCTCAATCTCGCTCGGGTCGTACTTGACTGCGCCGCCCTCGGCATAGCCGTGCATGGCTTGGGCCGCGAGGTGGGCAATCTCGTCGGGGTCGAATTGCACCGCGCCGCCTGCGGCGTAGAGCTTGGTGCGGTCTTTGACCTGTTCGGGTTGGAGCTTGCGGGCGCGGGTCGTGACGGGTTCGCGGTTGAACTTGTCCATGGGGATGGAGTGGCCGTACTTCTTACCCGCGAACGGGTCAACCAGCAGCATCTCCACGTGCGGGCGCTCGCCGGTTTGAGCGGCGCGCTTCTGGGCGTAGTACTCGGCCACGCGCCGTTGCGGGGACGCGAACACGCTCTCAGCGGGGCGCACAACTCCGGGGTCGAGCGCAACTAGTGAAGGCTGCTTGCCCATGCCGTCCTTGAGCCGCAGCGAATCCAACCCCATGCCGCGCAGCTCCTCGATCATCCTCGCGGCTTCCGGGAAGATTGCGTTCTCGCCTTGTTCCAGGTATTGGCTCGCAGGGATGCCGGGGTTGTAAATGCCGAGTCGGCGCGCCATCGCGTACACATCCTCGTCGGTGCCGGTGCGGCGGGGCTTAGCTTCAAACGTGTGCAGCTTGGGCGAGCCCATCGCCTGTTGGAACTGCTCCACCGCCGCGCGCTCGGGGTTGGTGAACAACCCGGGGTTGGGGCGCTGGAACTCTGCGCCAGCGTGGAACACCGTCTCGCCCGGATCCTCGCCCGCGTAGCCACGGTACACGCCCTGGAGCATCTTGTGTTCCTTGGGCGCGGCTTTGGTGCCGTACTTGGCAGCCAGCTCGCCAATGCTCTCGGCGACCTTCGTGAAAAGACCACCACCGGCGTAACCCGGCGCGAGCTGGCCCGGGCCGTTGAGGATGTATTCCTTCGCCTCGGGCGTGAAGTTGATCTCGTAGTAAGAGACTACTGGCTTCGGAGTCTGCCCTGCCGGAGCCACCATTGACTCGATAGGTTTGATGGTTACGCCGGGGATCTTGCCGAGCGGCTTGAGACCTTCGCGCACGATTTGCTGGTCGTAGATCGCGGCATAGGGTTTGGGATCACCGCTGCGCACTTGTGCGATCGTCCGAGCCGTGGGGTAGTACACGGTGGTTGCGCCGTTCATCAAAGCGTGGTCAATCGCGCTCTTGAACAACGTGCCGTGCGCCTGGCGCAGCGCGCCGGTTTGCTCAGCCTCGTACGCGCCTTTCTGCGCATCGGACTGAATCTCTTCAATGATCATGCTCTTGGGCTTGAGCGGAATAACGGCGCGCTCCTTGCCCATTCCGCCAGGCACAATGGCAATAGCGTCGGTCTTGTCAGCGGGAATAAACGTGCCGCGCACGTGACCAATCAACCCCTCATTGGAATTGTCGTAGCCGGGGTAGTGACGGTAGGACTGCCCCGCACGTCCGGGGTGCGACACGCCGATCTCAAAATACTTGTCTTCTAGCGCGTCGCTGACTTTCTGCGGCAGCAAACGCTGGATGTTCTTATATTGATATCCGTCCGCGATGTAATCACCGTAGTGGCCGATCTGCTCAGCGGTAGTTTGCACCGCTTGATTTAGCTCATCTTGCACCAAGTTTTCAAACAGCCTCGGATTTTCAAGCATGCCGTCGCGTTTGAGCGCGCTTAATATCGGCTCGGGTAAGTCAACCTCGCGAATGTTGCCGTTGTGGTAGTCTTGCAGCGCGTTGATGTATTTTATGTACTCGTTGTCAGGAATGTTCCTCACATTGAGCCTGTCCATGACTAACTCAAACACCGGGAAGGCGTCCTGGTTGACCATGTCGTACGCTTGCTCGATGAGGTCATCGTCAGTCATCGAGTTCTTAGATCCGTACAAGTCAACTTTGTTGTACTCTGAGGGCGGGATGCGCGCCTCAAAGTCCGCTTTGCTGATCTTGCTGCCCGGGGCGAGGTCTTGATAACGGGTGGCGATGTCCTTGAACGCGTCCTGCGTTACGCCCGGCGTGCCCTTGGCTTGCGCCAGGAATGCCTCCAGCGGCTGTACGTCGGGACCGCGCAGCGTCTCGGCACGCAGGATGGGCCGCAAGTTGATGTTACCTTCGGGCTTGACGATTGAAGCCAGCGGCGACAGTTGCCCGGCTTCGCGCAGCACGCCTTGGGTGGTGGCCTGCGGGTTGCGCGTAATGGCACGCACAGCAACATCGCCCGCCTTCTGCGCCGCGCGGTTCACCCCGCGAGACAACGGCGCCACCACCGGGGCCATGCCCAGCGACTCGGCCAGGTACTCCTTGTCCCGCGTGGGCACAGGGATATAACCCCCGGTGCCGGGCGAGGGCATGCGGAACAGCGGCTCGCCGTAGCTCCACTTCTCAACGGTGGCCGAGGTGGGCAGCATCAAGTCCGCCGCCATGCTCAGCGCGGTGGGGCGCGGCAGCCGGGCTTGTGCCTCCTCGCGGAACCGCAACGCGCGAGCAATCGCCGCTAGCGTCGCGTTCTGCGGCGTGGGGCCGATGCTGCCTGTGATGGGGACGTCGTTAGCCATAGCGGGTTACCACTTCACCTTGTTGGCCCAGTAGGCCGCGCTGCTCGGACCTTTGGCGATGTTCTTGGCGTGCCGGGACTTGAAGTTGGCGCGCTTCTGCGTCATGCGCTCGGACTCGCCCGCCTTGGGCTTGCCCGCCGTGCTCGCGCCCTGCTCGCCGAACCGGATGACTTTCTCCTGCCCGTTGTAGCATGCCTTCACGACGTGCGACTTCTCCGGGTGGCCCGGGGTGCGCTGCGGCTTATTGCAGGCCATGGCGGCCTTGCTGACGGGCTTGGTGGCCATGGTTACTTCTTACGCGCAGCGGCGCGCATGTTGTCAACCAGATTGGGGTACGGGCGACCCGCTGCCTTGGCTGCCGCCTTGGCGCTGGACTTCTGCCCGCTGCTGAGCGGTTTGGCTTCGCCCAGTGACTTGGGGCGGGCTTTGTCCCACACGGGCTTCTTCGGCTTAGACTGCATACGGGTTCGTCCTTTCGCGCTTCCACTGCTGCGGCGCGTCAGGGTCGCGCGCCTGCGGCAGCTCAAACCAGCCATCGTTCTTCAGGTAGATGATCGCCTGCGTGAACGTGTCGACGTAGTCATCGTGCTCCGCCACCGGGAACTTGCCCACCTGCTTAAGGAAGGCGCTCGCCCAGCTCACCGGCTGACCACGATTCTTACCCGACTCGGGCACCCACAACAACCCCAACTCCAGCGTGGGCGCGGCTTGGTGCGCCCGGCTGACCTTGTCTGCCATGCCTGGATTATAGCCCACGGCTGGAACCTTCGCCAAGCGCAAATCCTGCAGCAGCGACTGCCCACTGGCCTTGGCTTCCACGAGCACGCGGTCGGGGCGGCGTGCGGTGCGGAGCCCGTCCTTGACGGTCGTACCGCCGTACTCGGTGCCCCAGTCGCGGATTGCGCGGGTGCGCAGCTCGGGGTAGGACAGGTGCTCGTCCCACGCGTCGATGAGCATCGCCTGGCGCTGGCCCGCGTGCGTAAACACCGCCCACACCGTGCAGGCAGTGGGATCGCCCGTGGTCTTCTCGGTGAACGCGCAGTCGTAGCTCTGCAGCACGTACTCAAACTGCGGCAGCGCCTTGTCGGCGGGCCACAGCTGGAAGTGCTTGGTCTTCAGTATTCCACCCTCGCTGGGCTGCGGGTCTTGCTGGAGCTGGCCCGCTGTACCGTAGGTGCCGAGCAGCTGCTTCAGCTCGGTAATCTCCTTGAGGCCGAACCGCTCGGGGCAGATCAACTCGCCCTGCTTCCGGCGCGGGTCGTAGGGGCCGAGCGAGGTCTTGCGCGGCACCCCGTCCCACTCGGCGGGGATCATCAGGTGCTCCCACCCGCCAATGTCCTCAAGGATGTGCCCGGAGATGTCCTTCTCGTGCAGGCGCTGCATGATGGTCACCATGGCGTCGCGCTTGGGGTCGTTGAGTCGCGTTGACCAGACCACATCAAACCACTCAAGCGCCGACTCGCGGATGACGTCGGACTGGGCCTCCTGCGCGCTGTGCGGGTCGTCAAGGATGAGCCGCGAGCCGCCTTCACCCGTGGCCGTGCCGCCCACCGAGGTCGCGAGCCGGTAGCCGGTCTTGTCGTTCTCGAACCGCTGCTTGGCGTTCTGGTCGCCCGCCAGCTTGAACAGGTGCCCCCACCGCTCCTGGTACCACGGGGACTGCACCAGGCGGCGCGCCTTCAGGTTGTCGCGGATTGACAGGTTGCCGGAGTACGACGCGCACAGGAACTTCTCCTCAGGTCGCGCCAGCCACTCCCACATCGGCCACATGACGCTGACGATGGTCGACTTGCTGTGCCGGGGCGGGATGTTGACCAGCAGCTTGCGCACCTCGCCGCTGCTCACCGCCTCCAGGTGCTCGCAGATCACCTCAATGTGCCAGCTCGGGATGAACGGCACCCCAGGCTCCACCGTGGACCACGCCTGCTTGACGAACTCGTACAAGCTGGCGCTGGCCGCGCGGCGCTCCCGCTCGCGCCGGATCATGTCCAGCATGACTTCAGGCTTGAGCGGTGCGTTCATTGCAGCCAGAGCGGGTTGTCGTCGTAGTACTCGCGCCCGTCCGCCGGGTGATGCACCCAGACAAACCGGGAGCCTTGGTCGTGCCGCGTCGGGCAGCACCAGCAACTACCCTCCACCTCATGCTCACGCAGGTCAGCCGCTGGCACGTAGTGCAGCTCGTCCGGGTACTCGGTGTCAAGAATGCGCGGTAGCACCGCCCGGCTCCTTGACGAAGGTGCCGTCGGGCATCAGCGTGCCCCGCCTGTCCTTGATCTGCTCGTACGCGCCCACCAGGCACTCAACCATGTCGATGTCCCGCAGCGCGCAGTAGTTGATCAAGCAGACCAGGACGTCACCGACCGCATCCCGCGTGGCCTCCAGGTCGCGCTTGCCCTCGGCGTCGCACAACTCGCCCATCTCGCTCACCGCCTTGAGCAGCTGCGAGTGCGGCGTCGCGTTGGGTATTATGCGCCGCGCCTCCGCCCAGCGGATGACCTCCGCCTCCACCTCGCGGTACGAGTACATGCGCAGCCGGGACATGGCAGAGGTGTTCACTTGGCACCTCCGGAGGCTTTCATCATCAGGCGCTGCATGTTTTCCAGTTCCTCGTCAGACAGGTTCTTCAAGTCCACCGCCGCAATGGCAATGGGGCCGCCGTCCGCGCCGGTGTGCTCCTGCGTTACTTTGTCGCCGTAAACCTTGGGCAGCATTTTGCTCAGCATCCACTTACGCGTATCAATTTGCACGCGCTTATGCGCAATAACATCCGCGCTCAGCGGCAGTAAAACTTGTTTTAGTTTCGGTTTGCCGTCACTCTCAAAAACAGGTTTACCGTCATCATCCAACTCCTGAATCATAACCCACTCGTGGGTTTTGTCGGAGAGTTTGATAATCTCCTCGGCGAGCAGCGCGTAGCCAATTTCCCGCGCGTGCGCGTAATCGCTGGCTATGCCGGCAGGGGAGTCCTGCAGCACCCACTCCATGAACGTGCCCGCGTCAGGCATGCCCGCGTCGCGACACACGTCATCAAGCGAGCGCCCCAGCTTCAGCTGCGAGCAGACATGCTCCGCCACCGCCGTGCGGTCGTACTTGCGCGGTGCGCCCACGCCGCGCTTACCCGCCACCACCAACGCCGCTGCCGGCTTGTCCTGCTTGCTGCTCATCGTCATGCTCCGCATTATAGCCCAAACGGCTCCCCACACCACCCAAAAAAGTAATCGTTCGGTTAATCGTTCGCCTCTCTCTTCGAGAGAGGTAAACGATCACACGATTACCCCCGCACCTAGCGTCGCCCCCCACCCTCTGATCGGCTCCGGAGAGAGGCCTGAATGGGCCCTCTCCTCCGGCGATCGAGCGTGTCAGATTGGGCATTCCACACCCCGATCGTTCGAACGTACGTGCGAACGATTACCCGAACGATTAAACCGAACGATTACCCACTCACCACAGGGTTTGCCTTTACGATTCATCGTCATCCTTCCGCCGCGTGGGCAGCGGAGCCCAGTGGGTCCAGAACGCATCTTTGCCGCTGTACTGACCGTACACGGCCACCCCGCCCAGGCCGAGAAGCTGCACTTTGACCCCCCGGGGGCAGGTGGCGATGGGTTGCCAATAATACGTTTTGTCCACCGCCACATTGCGCTCGCTGTTAAGTTGCACCGCCATTTTCAGCCTCCGCAATAGTAACCATTACGCGCACCGGCTGCGCTTTGAGTTGCAGCCAATACTCGTTGTTTTGCACCCACTCCTCGGCGTGCTCCCGGTTGCGGAACAATAATGTGCGCAGCGGAGTGCGATAACTCGGGTCGCGCACATAACCTCGGGGTATTTTCAGCGCCCACATCGCGTGCTGCAGCGTCATGTGTTTTCCTTCAATTGATCTTGCAGCGCGTCCCGGTAGCCCTCGTAGTGCGCCATCCATATCCACCCTTCCATCTTATTGGTGCGGGGCTCGATGACCCCCTCCTTGACCTTCTGGAGGAACTGCTCCTTGCAGGTGTCGGCGTACTTGGCGGCTTTGATGTGGATGACTTCTTGCGGGGTCATTCCTGTTCCCTTGCTCTGATGGCTGCGGCGCACAGGTCTGCTCTGTTCGCATGGCGCCCGTCGTCGTACTCTTCACACAACTTCGCACACGCCTCACGCTCGGCAGCGGCAACAAGGGCGGCGAAGCGTTCAAGGTCTTCGTCAATGCCTGTCACGCGCAGCAAGAAGCCCTGCTCTACATTGAACCCCGCCTCCCGCGCCATGCGGATGATGTCGTCGCGGGTCATGCCTTGCCCTCCAGTCGTTCGCGCAGGGCGGTGATGTTTGTCTTTAGCATCTTGACCCACTGCTCACAGGCCGGTATGTTGTCCAGATCGGTGTGCATGTTCCACTCAAACGCCTCCAACGCCTGCCGCAGCAACGCCGCGTCCTGTAGCGAACCAGAAGTTTTTGCGTGGTTCGCCAATCCATCCATTGACAAATAGATTTCCGTCAGGACCTCATGCGACAGGACGATGCCGTGCTTCAGGGTTGCGCCATGCCCAGCACCGATCATTTCTCGGGTAACGCCAGTCATGCTTCACCTCCAATCCCGTGTGCGCGTT